GCAAAAAACCGAGGATGAAATAAAACAAGAAGCAGATAAGAAGAAGGAAGAAGATGAAGTAAAAAAAGTAAGAAAAAAGAATTCACAAGGTGGCCCAGTGTCGATCGGCGATCACAACATTCCTTTCTTTTATTTGCACGATCTTGTTGATGTCTGCATGGAACAGATTGAAAAGTCACTAGAGCCGGGCCAAGAAGTTTTTGATAAATATATGTCGAGGTTAGAGAACATCCATGAAGCCGCAAAGAGGGGCGCAGGCGCCGAAGAAGGCGATAGAAAAATGAAAAAAGATGAAAAATCAAAAGAGGAAGAAAAAGCCAACAAACTTTTAGAAACATTTAAAAACAAACATAACGAAGCAAGAAAGAATTATAAAAACTTTAGAGTTGTATTAGGCCCTATGGAAGTTGTAGATCCCAAAAATCCTAAAGATGTTGAGATTATTAATTTAGGCGATGTCCCTGTTTCTGTAAAATATTTCCAAGAATTCGTAGCAAAAAATGTAATTAAAATGGATAGATATACACTACCGCTAGCCTCTTTTTTGCAAAAGCTTATACAGCAGATGCTCTCTACCTACCTAAACAGCAACAAATGTTCTGGTGGAGCGGTAAAGCACAGAGTCTTGCTCAATAAACATTCTGCGCATTGCTTCAATAATGACGCTACGCACGATGATATTACAAGAAAAATAATAATAGCAAGAGCCAATGCTATAGAATATTCTGGTCTTAAAGAAAAAAGAGCAAAATCGAAAAAAGATCATGATCCAGCAGAAGTTCCAACAGTAGACAGACTGATGGCAAATTACTACCCCCAACCGATACTTCAAGCTTCTGGTCTGGGTTCAAATGACTTATCTGACTCGACTACTTCGGATTTACACTACAACTATTTGGTTTTTTATGCCTCTAGGGCAGCTGCCATTGATAGATACCAAGGAGACTACGAAGAGGATACCAAAAGGGGTGTCCACCACTACAGCCTAGGCCGCGACGAAGGTATAGTGAAATCAATAAAACTTACGAAAGATACACGCCCTATGTTTAAGGAAATGAGATTTGAATCTTCTGGAGTTAATGGTTTGAAACAATTAATAGAAACTTACTATGTTAATGTTGAAACTTATGCTAATTTTAATGTTTTTCCCGGTACTAAGATTTTTATTGATCCCGCCGGGTGGTCACCGATGATGGATCCAGAATTTTTAAAAGAGATTGGCGGTGATTTCAATAACTTGACTGAGATGGGCATAGGTGGATACTATGATGTTACCGAAATAGAACACTCGTTTGGGCCCGGTACGCTGAATACAAGCTTTAAAGCGCATTGGACCAATGGGATCGGCCGCTGGGCGCCGCCCTCTCCAAAAAGTCCTTCAAAAAAGCAAGAATCTAAATGCAAATCTGTCAATAATAAAGAGGACTCCGGAGGCTCGAAATCAACAGATACAAATGCTGCTCGAACCAATGCAAATGCGAACCCAAATCAAATCAAGGCTTTAGCACAAGCTCTTGGGATTGAGGACGATACAATCGAAAGTGTCCAAAATACCTTAGAAGAAATGGGTGTCACTGCTGGTGCGGGTGGGCACGCGGGAAAACTTATGTCTATCTTTGGCCTTGGTGGTCCACCAAGTAGGAGCGAATAATGTCAAAAAATTACTATAGAAAATCAAACTCTGAATCAACTCGTGATTTGTACGAGAAAAAAACAATTTACAATTTAAATTCTAAAACAAAGGTTCATGATAGGGTTATCACAGATTTTACCTTTGCGGAAAAGGCTCTATATGGAAGAGTGAATAGATTGTACTTGCCAATCGTTGCCGATGGTAACGAGGTGCCGTTTAAAAATATAAAATCATCAAAAAACCCAGCTCGGCCCCCAAAGGCTCTAAATTTTGTTGCTGATGCATTCGATGCGCTGAATAAACAGTTTTTAAAAAAAGCACAGGTTCAGGACATTTCTAGCTCACAAAAATACTTGTCTGATATGTTAGCGGGTAGTGCTTACGTATCTCCGGTACAACTCTACAATAAGCATGTCAATTCATTTATTTCAGCCTTTAAAAAAATAATTAAAGAAAGAAAAATAAAGTTTGCTAATTTTGAAGAATTTATAAACAGGCTGCTTCCGTTTATTATAGAAACAACTAAAAAAAATCCATTCACTTTTTCTGCTTTTGTGAAAAGTAAAAAGTGTCCAATTGTGGCTTCCGGATTAGCAATCAATATTGCGCCCGATCTCCCGACCGCAGACGATGTAAGTAAATTTAAGCATTTCTATGATAGTGTGAATTGGGAATTTTATATCAATGCATGCAAGAGCTATGGTTTTATGATTGATAGAAACCATCCAAACATATTGGTAGCAGATATTGCATCGGCCGAAATGCTAAAATTTGCCGAGCCATATGGGATTTTAACCACAGATCAGGTCTTAAACTCTGCATATGTACCGGTATATCGAGATACGCTCGAACAATTTAAGATCATTCTTTATAGAATGTATAACGAATTAAAAAGTAGAAGATTTCACAAACAAACTGAAGTTTCTCCCTTACAAACAAAAAATGTCATTGTTACTCCGATTCAATATTCATACGACCAATTTTTATCCGAACATAGCGATGAGTACTTCATAAAAACTTATTGCAAGGTTAGATTTAGTGAAGAAGAGTCACAATTTACAGAAGGGGAAATATTCAGATTAATAGACAACACAGTTGAATTGTGTAGCTTGAATGTTAATAATGGCATACGATCTTTTGAACTTATTCTCAACAAAACATTTGACTATCAAGGATCATTGAGTTATTATAAGAACAAGGTTGAAACATTAGCACATACGAGGAATTAGTGTACTTTCAGGCATTGGACGATAAAGAGAATTGTGTGGGGATTTATTATGGCGGCCGGCTGTTGTTTGATGAATCCTTGTTCCCGCACAATCTAGAGGATCACATAACATGGAAATATTCGGGTTCCATAACAAGTGATGTGGAATATGTTTGGTTTTATGTAAATGGTAAAAATTTAAATGAGTCTTGTCCCGATGAGTTATTAGACGAGCTTAAATCTAAACAAGCTAAAATGAAAGCTTTTAGAAAAGCTTTTGAAATTGCAAAAATTAATTTTAGAGAACATTGCTTTTATGATTTGGTGCCACATGACTTTTTGGAATCATTTTTAGAAACTAAAAACAAGATCACCAAACATGTATTTGAAAATTACGAAAAACCAGAAACCTATGAGCATTTAGTCGCCGTGGAAAAGCTATTATATAAGATACGCTATCAAGAGCTTAATATTAGTAATGAAAATGCGCGCAATTTATTTGTTAACTCATCATCGCGCACTGCAGCACAAAAAATCTTGAAATCTTCCAAATTTATTGATTATAATATATACGGTACAAAGACCGGCCGTTTAGCCACCTACAGGGCCTCGTTTCCTATTTTGACTATGAAGAAAGAATTGAGAACTCTAATAAAGCCCAAAAATGATTGGTTTGTGTCACTTGATTATAACGGCGCCGAAGTGCGAACAGTCTTGAATTTGTTAGGAATTGATCAACCGGATTATGATGTACATGAGTGGAACATGGAATATGTTTTAAATAAGCACGGTATATCAGATCGCGAAACCGCAAAAACCACATTTTTTGGATGGCTATATAATCCATCCTCTTCACTTATTAAGGGCTCCATATATGATAGAGAAAAGATTATGAAAGAATATTATGATGGCCAACACATTAAGACACCCTTTGGTAGAAAAATAGAAGTTGACAAAGATAAAGCGCTAAATTATATAATTCAGAGCACAACTGCTGATTTAGTAAACGACAGGGCTGTTGATATCGACAAGTTCTTGGAAGATAAAAAATCTTTCGTTTCCCATATCGTACACGATGAAGTTGTGGTTGACGTCTCAGAAGATGAAAAATACCTGATACCTGAAATTAAAGATATATTCTCCAATAACAAGTTAGATACGTTTAAGACAAACTTGCAGGCTGGAAAAGATTATTATAACCTTGGAGATTTAAATTTATGATTTCGATAATTGGGATAGGCAACGCATCGTGCGCAATTGCTGAAAAATTTGTTCCACAAAAGAACTACAAAGTTTACAAGCTTGGCTCGGGTGTTGAGACCGGTCCAAAGTGCTATAAGTTAGACTCCTATGAAAACCCAGAAGATTATGAAAAAAATATACCCAAACTTAAGACGTTTTTCAAGGGAATCAGTGATGATGTGCAAGTATTTGTGGTTGGCTCTTCAATGAGTTCAAATTATGTTCTTGGGATATTAGAGCAAATTAAAGATAAGTCAATTGAAATATTCTATATTAAACCTGATATTGAGTTACTGACCGGTGTATCTAAATTGGTTGAAAACGTAATGTTTGGAGTACTCCAAGAATATGCAAGATCTGGACTTTTTAAGAATTTAACAATTATTTCTAATCTTGAAATTGAAAAAAACCTTGACAACGTTTCAATTAAGAGTTATTATGATTCTCTAAACAACACAATTTTTTCTACCGTGCATTACCTCAATTTTTTTACATACACAGAGCCAGAAATTGGTCAAATGGCTCGACCATCCATGACTAGTCGTATCAGAACTGTTGGGATGCTCGATGTCGTTAAAATTAAAGAAAAGTGGCTTTTTCAGCTTGACACCCCTCGTGATGTATGTTATTATATATGTATAAATGATGAGAAACTGGAAAAGGAAGCAGGACTACATAGGCAAATTGTAGACAAATTAAAAAAGAAGCCCCGAAATGCATTTAAGAAAATATCTTATGGAATTTGGGAGACACACTTACAAGACTTTGGGTTTTGCGTTGCCCACACTAACGTAATACAAAAACAAAAGACTCTTGACATGCTAGAGCAAGAGTGATATATTAGATATCGAGGAACGCTCGGTATACTTTAGACATCAAAAGGAGAAAACATGTCAATTAATATGGAACTAATGAGAAAAAAACTCGCCACTCTTAGAGGCGATGATGATGCAGATTCGGTTTGGTTTAAGCCACCAGATGGTGAAAGTCAAATTCGTATTGTACCAACACAAGATGGAGACCCGCTTAAAGAAATGCACTTTCACTATAATTTAGAAGGTCACAAGCGCGGCATTCTTTGTCCTAAGAGAAACTTTGGAGAACGCTGTTCGTTGTGTGATTTTGCGTCTTCCTTGTGGAAGGAAGGTGTAGCAAACAACGATGAAGAGAGCAAAAAACTAGCCAAATCACTTTTTGTGCGCCAGCGCTATTTTTCTCCGGTCCTTGTTCGTGGCCAAGAAGAGCAAGGTCTTAAGATTTACGGATATGGCAAGAGAGCATATGAATTGCTTCTTGGGTATATCCTCGATCCGGAATACGGAGACATCACCGATCCATTGGAAGGTACTGATATCTCCTTGGTGTACACCCCACGTACATCACCGGGCACATTTCCACAAACAAGCCTGAAGATGCGTCGAAACACGTCTACGTTGCTGGAGGATACAGAGGCTATCCCTGCCCTCCTTGACCGTATGCCCAACTTCGATGGTCTCTTTGAACGTCTATCTCCCACAGATATTGACGCTATTCTTGACGAGCAACTTTCTGGTGACGCTAGCGCTGAAGAGCGTTCATCAGAAACAGGAAAATATAATGTTGATACCCAAAATCCGGTAGACAAAGCATTTGATGAACTGATGGCAACCAAGTAATTGGAGTTTGTGATCCGCTGGCAGACCGGTATTATAAATAGTCTGCCGCAATTTTCTATAAACAAAAAAGGAGAATGTTATGGAATGGTTAAAATCCCTATGGTCTAGGTGGAAGGTTCAAGTTAGTGTGGTTGGAGGCGTCTTAGTGGTCGCAACTGCATATGGAACCTGCAGCGTAGATCCTACCGAGGTCTCTAACAATGATACCACCAATACTACCGAAATCACTGAAACTACAAGTGAAACAGTAGAGGTATCAGCAACTACTGAGACCGCCGGCGCGGAAGCCACTACTGGTGATACCACCACGACAGAAACAACCACTACCGAAACTACGACAGAGTAGTGAATAGCCGCTGGCAGACCGGTGTAAAGTCTGCCCCGTTTTAAGGAGAGAAAATGAGACTCGTTCTACCAATCCTTGCCGCTAGCCTAATGATGGCTTGCGGGGATAAGGATGAAGACACTGCGGCCGACACCGCTAGTTCTGCTGATACAGCAGAGTGAAAACAGCCGCTGGCAGACCGGTAAAAAGTCTGCCGCCATTTTTAAGGAGGCATAATGGCAAAAAAAGCAGGAAACAAAGCTGGTCGCGTTAATTTACAAGACCTAATGAAAATAGTTAATAAGAAAGCCGGCCAAAACGTTGCACACAACTTGTCCGGAGATAACCCAACATCAGTCAAAGAGTGGATACCCACTGGCTCACGTTGGCTTGACTCTATTATATGTAAGGGTCAGATTGCTGGTATCCCAGTTGGAAAAGTAACAGAGATCGCAGGTCTTGAATCTACTGGAAAGTCATACATGGCAACGCAGATTGCTGCAAACGCCCAGAAAGCCGGCAAGATGGTCGTTTACTTCGATTCCGAGTCAGCTATCGACCCAATGTTCTTGGAGCGCGCAGGGTGCGATCTAGAGCGTTTAATGTACGTTCAGGCTTCCTCTGTAGAGTTTGTGCTTGAAACTATTGAAGAGCTACTCGGTGCCACAGATGAACAGATGGTATTTATTTGGGACTCTCTGGCCTTCACTCCATCAGTTTCTGATGTTGAGGGGGACTTCAATCCACAGTCTTCTATGGCAGTTAAAGCTCGCATTCTCGCTAAAGGAATGTCAAAGCTCGTCATCCCCATAGCAGACAAAAAAGCTACACTACTGGTCCTAAACCAACTGAAAACCAATATCCCACAGGGACCTATGGCAAGACAGATTGCTATGACAACACCGTTTATTACTCCCGGTGGAAAAGCTATGCACTATGCTTATTCACTTCGTATTTGGTTGACTGGTCGTAAAGCAAAGTCTGCGTTTATCGAAGATGAAAAGGGTTTCCGTATTGGTTCCGAAGTTAAGGTTAAACTTGAGAAATCCCGTTTCGGTACACAAGGTCGAAATTGTGCGTTTCGAATTATGTGGGGAACCGATGATGTTGGTATCCGCGATGAAGAATCGTGGTTCGATGCAATCAAGGGTTGCGAACACCTTTCTTCTGCGGGAGCATGGTACACTTTGGCAACGCCAGATGGTTATACCAAAAAGTTTCAACCTTCGAAGTGGACTGAAATAATCTCCACCGACGAAGAATTCAGAAACAAGGTTATTAAAATAATGGATGAAGAGATTGTTCAGAAGTTTGATAAGCGCCAAGGAAGTGCCAGTGCATTTTACGAAGATCCTGAAGATCTAACAGTTCCAGTAACTGATTAAATAATACTTGACTTTACGTCCCTGATCGGTTATTCTATAAGTGATCAGGGATTTTTAATAGGTGGAAAATGACTAATACAGATAAAAAAAGAGTTTTGATTGTGGATGCTTTGAATATGTTTATTCGGGCATACATTGTTGACCCCTCTCTCTCTACCAATGGACAACCCATTGGCGGCATTAAGGGTACGATCAAGATTATGCAAACACTAACCAGATTTACCAATCCTGATGAGATTGTGGTTGTTTGGGATGGCCCCAATGGCTCTAGCAAGAGAAGAGCAATTGATAAAAATTACAAAGAAGGCCGAAAACCTTTGAGGTTAAACAGAGCAGTACATAACCTATCCGATGAAGAGATTGTACACAATAAAATGTGGCAACAAGCAAGAGCGATAGATTATCTCAACGAGATGCCCATTGTGCAAGTGATGCTACCAGAAATCGAAGCCGATGACGTTATTTCGTATGTGACGCAGATGAATTATTACAATGGTTGGCAAAAGGTTGTTGTATCTAACGACAAGGACTTTCTTCAACTATGTGACGAAGAAACGGTTTTATATCGCCCCACCAGCGGGGAGCTTATGAATAAAAGCAGGATTATTAGTGAAATAGGCATTCACCCTCGCAATATGGCACTTGCACGCGCAATAGCGGGAGATGCCTCAGATAACTTACCGGGAATTAAGGGCGCCGGCCTTCTGTCAATTAAAAAGAGGCTTTCCTTTTTGGCCTCCGAGAAAGATTACACGATCGATGAGGTGGTTGAGTTTTGCGAGAATGCAGACTCCAAGCTTAAATTTTTTGCAAACATAGTTGAGGGCAGCGGTGTTATAAAACACAATTACAGAATGATGCAACTTTATTCACCGCTTATGTCTGTTCAGGCAAAAGATTTTGTAAAATGTGCAATAGAGGATTTCGAATGTACGTTCAATAAAATTGAAGTTATAAAATACATGAGAGAAGATGGTTTTGGAGAACTTGACTGGGGAGATCTTGAGATGGCCCTAAATAGAATCAAATCAAACTGTTAAATACTTGACATTTGCGGTCAAAATGTTATAATTAGAGTTCACGGAGGGTAAATTGATAGATAAGGCAAGTTTTGCAAAATTTGGAAAATCGTTTCAAGATGATTTAGTTCACTTAATTATTAGTGAGCGACCATTTGCTGATCAGATTTTTGAAGTTTTGGACATTTCTTTTCTGGAGCTTGAATATCTACGCGTCTTCACAAGAAAGATTCTTAATTATCGTGAAAAGTACGCAGCCCATCCGTCATATAAGACAATAAAAACCATATTGACAACTGATCTTGAAAATGAAGACGAAGTTGTCAAACAACAGATAATGGAGTTTTTTGAAAAAGCCTGTAACACCAATGTGGTGGATGGCGAATATATCAAGGAACAATCCCTTGATTTTTGTAGAAAACAAAATCTCAAGGGAGCAATGTTAAGATCGGTGGATTTATTACAGTCTTGTTCGTTTGACGAGATTTCTAAAATAATCAATGACTCATTAAAACTTGGTTCAGAAACAAACTTTGGATATGACTACTTGGTTGACTTTGAAGAAAGATATATGCCTCGATTCAGAAAGCCTGTAACAACTGGCTGGCAAGAGATCGATACTATTTGCGGCGGTGGCCTAGGTAAATCAGAATTAGGCGTCGTTATTGCACCCACAGGGGCTGGCAAATCAATGGTTTTGGTACATTTGGGCGCCCAAGGTGTTCTTGATGGCAAGACAGTCGTTCACTATACATTAGAGCTTCAAGATACAATTATAGCGAAAAGATATGACAGTTGCATAACTGGATATCCCTTATCAGAATTAGATTCCTTCAAAGAAGAAATTTTTGATAATATTAAAGATATAGAGGGCAAACTAATTGTTAAAGAATATCCGACAAAATCCGCTACCACAAATACTATTAGAAATCACCTTAACAAGCTTGCAAAGAGGGGCATTGAACCCGGTGTTATAATCGTAGATTATGCCGACTTGCTTAGGCCAGTGGTGGTTAGAAAAGAAAAAAGAAATGAACTGGAATCTATTTACGAAGAACTCAGGGCCCTCTCAACAGAATTTGGGTGCCCTATTTGGACTGCCTCTCAAACTAATCGGTCGGGACTTAACGCCGAAGTGATCACGATGGAGCAAATTTCTGAAGCATTTAATAAATGTTTTGTAGCAGATTTCATCTTCTCAGTGTCACGAACAATCGAAGATAAACAGAATAATCAAGGAAAAATATTCATTGCAAAAAATAGAAATGGGCCCGATGGGATGATCTATGACATATTTATGGATACCTCCAGTGTAAATATTAAAGTTTTACCAAAGGCAGTTAATACCAACAACGTCGCGACAAGTCCAGTTTCGCTGACGCCACCATTGCAAAAAAACATATTGCAAGCAAAATATAAAAAATTTAAAGGAAATAAACAATGAGAACATTAGAGAACATTCGCAGATTTAGATTATCAGACACATTTGTAGAGCCATATAAAACAGCCAAAGTGCCTTGGGGCCCACTAGGCTATGTAACTTTTAAGCGCACATACGCTCGAAGATTAAATGAATTTGATCCCGATGCTACTGGCACTGAAGAGTGGTGGCAAACATGCCGTAGGGTAGTCGAGGGTATGTTCAATATGCAGAAGCAGCATGTTTTCCAGCTTGGGCTTGAATGGAATGACAACAAGGCTCAAAAAACTGCTAAAGATGCTTATGAGCGATTGTTTAATCTAAAGTGGACACCCCCCGGCCGCGGCTTGTGGATGATGGGGACCAAGTTTATTGAAGAGAGAACGGCCGCAGGACTTTTCAACTGCGCCTTTAGATCCACGCGCGATATTGCAACAAAAGGTGGTTATTTATTTGCTTGGATGATGGATGCTTTGATGGTGGGAATCGGCGTTGGTTTTGACACCGAAGGTGCTGCTACGATCAACATTCAAGAACCGCAATACACAAATGATATTTTAGTGATTGACGATTCGAGAGAAGGTTGGGTTGACTCGGTTCATGCTCTTTTAGATGGATTCTTTTTTGGTGGCAAGGTACCTAAGTTTGATTATTCTGCTATTAGGCCCCTAGGCGCTGAAATCAAGGGGTTCGGTGGCACATCGAGTGGCCCTGAGCCGTTAATCGAACTTCATGGTAATCTTAAAAAACTTTACACCAACAAGATAGGAACTGCGATTTCGTCCGTTGATATTGTGGATACTGAAAACCTGATTGGTCGTTGCGTAGTTGCCGGGAACGTTAGAAGATCTGCTGCACTAGCCATGGGTCGATACGATGACAAGAATTACCTTGAGATGAAAAACGACCAAGAAAAGCTTTACCATCATCGATGGGGTTCTAACAATTCGTTTAATGCGCAAGTTGGCATGGACTACACATGGCACGCAGATCAATCACAAAAGAATGGCGAACCGGGATATATTTGGCTTGACAATGCGCGAACTAGAGGACGCTTTAAGGATGGTCCAAGATATGATGATATAAACGTGGCAGGCTTTAATCCGTGTGTTGAGCAGCAGCTTGAGGATGCTGAGTTGTGTTGCTTGGTGGAAACATATCCAGCAAAACATGATGATATTGAAGATTATCTACGTACATTAAAAATAGCTTATCTCTATGGCAAGACAATCACCCTATCAAATACCCACTGGCCAGAAACAAATGCAAAAATGCTCAAAAATCGACGTATTGGATTGTCGCAATCCGGAGTAATTCAAGCTTTCAGTAAGCACGGCAGACGCCAAATGTATGAATGGAGTGATCATGCATATGAGCATGTAAAGCAGTTAGACGAAGAATACTCTAATTGGTTATGTATCCCCAAGTCAGTTAGAATGACGTCTATTAAGCCATCCGGGACAGTGTCACTTTTAAATGGTTCAACCCCGGGCATTCATTACCCCGAAGACGAATATTACATTAGGAGAATTAGATTTGCAAAAACGTCCAAATTACTTAAAAAACTTGAGGAAGCAGGCTATCATATTGAAGATGATAAATACTCTCCGAATACTGTTTGTGTCGAGTTTCCTGTATGTGAGCCCTATTTTTCAAAAGGGAAAAAAGATGTCTCGATGTGGGAACAACTTGAAACTGCAGCCCAATACCAACATTATTGGGCGGATAACTCTGTGTCTATTACAGTCACGTTTAAGCCTGATGAAGCAGAACAAATCAAAACAGCTTTGGAGCTATATGAGACACGCTTAAAAGCAGTCTCTTTTCTTAAGTATGAGGAGACCGGATACGAACAAGCTCCTTATGAGCCAATATCAAAAAAACAATATGAAGACATGTCCGCAAAAATTACGCCGATCACAAAACTCGAAGATGACGAGGGTGGCACAGGCTCTAAATTTTGCACCAACGACACGTGCGAGATTTAAAACACGAGATAATTCAAAAGGAGAATGAAAATGTTTAAACCAGTTAACAGGCACATCCTCATCGATACATTAGATAAAGATGAGGCTAAACCTACGATAGTATTACCAGATGATTATAAACCAAAAAAAGAAAAGCATGCGACAGCTACCGTTCTCAGTACATCGGATGATGTCAGGTTTGAATTATCACAAGGTACAAAAATAATTGTTGACCAATCAATGATCGAACAAATAGTGTTAAATGACACTACTTACAATGTAGTTTTAGATAACTATGTGGTGGGAATCGTTCAGAAATAGGTAAACAAATGGATAAAAATTTCTACAATGAGGCTTCCGCAAAGAAGCTTGGTTGGGAGCCTAGCTGGTTTGGTGAAAAATATTTTGATGACAAACTTACTAGGTCCATTAAAAAATGGCAAAGACAACATGGTATTGCGCCCGATGGTATGTGTGGGCCAATGACATTCCGACGTCTCTGGACAGAGCGTCAAGAAAGAAAAATAGTGGGTGATTGGTGTGAAGATAGAAATCCATCATATTCAAACTCTATTGTTTATAATGGCGAGTTTTATCCTATTGAGTGGGACAAGTTTGTTTTATGGTCCGATGACCATGGCATGAAAAGCCAGCCGGGTCATTATTACGATTACTCAACTAGACCAAAAAGAAATATTAGATACTTTGTCAATCATTGGGATGTGTGCTTAGATTCAGAAAGCTGTCAATCTGTTTTGGACAAAAGAGGGATCTCGGTTCACTTTTTGATTGATAATGATGGCACAATATACCAAACCCTGGATCTACAGCACGCAGCATGGCATGCCGGCTCAGCCCGGGCCAACCGAGCCTCCGCCGGCGTAGAGATTAGCAACGCCTATTATCCGAAATATCAAGCATGGTATGTGAAACAAGGGTTTGGAGAAAGACCTATTGTTGATGATGCTTGGGTCCATGGCGAAAAATTATTGCCATTTTTGGGTTTTTATCCAGCACAAATAGAGGCCCTTAAAGCATTGTGGAAAGCTATACATGTGGCCACGAATATACCATATGAGACACCTACAAACCAGTTTGGCTCAACTGCTACCAAGTACGTTCAAGATGTTACTTATGGAAAATTTAAGGGATTTGTTAGCCATTATCATGTCAGCAAAAATAAAATTGATTGTGCTGGCTTAGATATCGTTGAGCTACTAAAAGATATAGAAGAATAATTGCCGCACTATATAATTTATGTGGTGGGCATTTTTTACGCTCTTGTCTTGCGTAACGACCGTAGAACATTCATACGGTCGTTATGTGAATAATCATGTACCAGCATTTGTTATAGGCCAACCACACAGAAGCGCACACTGGGTACACGAACCGGATATAAGGGTATGTGCCGACACCAAGGTGTCTGCATTTAGAATCAACCAAGCTGTCTCGTTTTGGAAAAAACTCGGATATAAATTCGGCTCAATCAGGATGGATCCGTCCCCCATGTGCATGAGGGCTTATTATGGAGAAATACTAATAACACTACCAGAATCTGGATTTAAAAATGATCAAATCGCGTCTACAAGAGTCTACTCTAGAACTAATACGGAAGAAATTGTTAAGGCTAAAATATTTATAATGCCCAAGGATTCACAAAAGGTTAGAGTCTTAGAGCATGAAATAGGACATGCCATAGGGTGGACTCATTACAACAAAAAGTTTCACATAATGCATTCTGCGTGGATCTACGGGGGGTATGATTCATCGGGTCTCAGAAATGAAGATTGACAAAGAAGAACTATTAGGTTATAATATAGACAGTCGAGCATAAAATTGATATTTGAATATGATAAGGTAGTTGTTGGTAGCACACTGGAGGCCGTCGCTTATGCTTTTTTTGAAGATTGCCCTATACTTTACACAAAGCCACACTCTCCCTCTAGATTTGATTTTTTAGACCCTAAATTAGATCTTTCGTTTGTGAAACTACCAAAGCAAAATAAGACACTGTCAACTTTCGATAAAAAGATTACAGTTGGTACACAAAAGCTACTATTATGGGAACGGTTTTTGTTTTTACTTTCGCTAAAGGGACACGTGCCACTTTCTAATTTGTGTAAGAACATGAGACATGTCGATGGCAACATTATTTGCTCTAACGAGTATTCTAAGATAATGGAAATAAAATTTAACAAATGTTTCTATTTTGGCGATTCAAACACAAATGGCTTTACACAAAAAACAAAATTTGACTCAGACGCATATTTATGTTATGATTATATAGCGTTTAATAGTGGAGGAAAACATGAAATTGACTTTATACACACGGGCGATGATTTTATCAGCGAAATATGGTTTTATGGTTCCGACCGCATTGATGGAAATACTCCTGTTAGGGATGCTTGTGCTGTTTCAAAATTAACAGAAGCGACTATCAGTCT